CTTTACAGCAATACCTGGTACATATACCGATTTATTACTAAAGGTTAGTGGTCGCACTACCGATACATCACAAATTCGTGACTATTTTTTACTTAGGTTTAACTCTTCTGCTACGGGTTACAGTCGCACTTGGTTGGCTGGTTATGATGGCTCAAATGTTACTAGTGGAGCAGGGATTACCGAAACCTACGGTTTTTGCGGGGGTATTAACGGGTTTCTTTCACTGGCTAATACTTTTGGTAATGCTGAAATTTATATACCTAGTTATGCTAGTTCTGTTCAGAAAATGTACAACGCTGATTGTTCAGGAGGATATAATGGAACTACTACCTACCTTATGAATATTGCTAATGTAATTTGGGACAATACTGCGGCAATTACATCAATTAGTTTATTTCCAGCCAACGGAAGTGTTTCTTCACCATCGGGAAACTGGGCGCAAAATTCAACTGCTTACCTATACGGAATCAAAAACTCATAACAACTAAGGAGAAAAATGCCAAACCCAACTAAAGTAATTGTGGACTGTTCCACAGGAATATCTACTGAGGTAGAACTTACCGATGCAGAAGTTGCTCAGCGTGAGGCAGATGCAACAGCATTTGCAGCAGAACAAGCAGAGCGTGAAGCAGCAGCAACAGCCAAGGCTGCAGCCAAAGCATCAGCAGAATTAAAGTTAGCAGCACTAGGTTTAACAGCAGACGAAATCGCAGCACTATCTAAGTAAAGGAAACTAATGGCAACTATATCTAACACCCCTAGACCAGGGTATGTATGGGATGCAACGGACAATGTTTGGTATCCAATAGGTACTGGTCCTCACTCTCACGCTGATTACATTACATCAGGCTCAGCAATTAACCCTAACATTGTAGATGCTAAGGGTGACATCATTGCTGCCACTGCAGCAGATACAGTTGCTAGGTTAGCCGTTGGCTCTAACAACCAAGTACTTACTGCGGATAGTTCTACCGCTACTGGATTGAAATGGGCTACACCTTCAGCAGGTGGCATGACTTTACTTTCTACAACTGCGTTAAATGGTGTTTCAACAGTTACCATTTCATCAATTAGTCAAGCATATACTGATTTATATGTTATTTGCAGATATGTTTATTTTCCTACTGGTGGTTCGCAGTTATACATTAACCCAAATGCAACTAATAATATAAGCAACGGCACAATCGCAGGCAGCACAGGTGCAACAGTAACCGCTGATGCTTACCAAAATGGTTCAATAAGAGCGCAAGCGCAATCAAGTGCATCTGACCCTTTTAATTCGTTTATGTTGAAAATCAGTAACTAACAGCGTTCCAAGAAATTTTGGCAACGGCGGAGAAGTTCTAATTTACGGGGTGAAATAATGACTAGACCTTTAATCAGAATACACAACGCAGAAACTAATGAAGTCATTGATAGAGAAATGAACGATGAAGAATTTGCGAAATATCAGGAATTAGAGCAAGCAGAGGCAACTCGGTTAATTGAAATTGAAGCAAAGGCAGCAGCCAAAGCAGCCTTATTAGACCGCTTGGGCATTACCGCAGATGAAGCAAAACTCTTACTAGGAGGTAACTAATGGCAATAACTAAAGCAACCGCATCATCTATAGCACCTGCTGCTAAGGGTGACCTAGTTGTAGGTAGTGCTACTAATGATGCTGCTGTTCTTGCGGTTGGCACAAACAACACAGTTCTTACGGCTGACTCCTCAACCGCAACTGGACTCAAGTGGGCTACGCCTGCTGCTGGCGGTATGACTTTAATCAATACTGGTGGAACTGCATTAAATACTACAACAACTGTAATTTCATCTATACCTAGTGGTTACAACTCTTTACGAATTATTACTGTTGTAACTGACCCACAAGATGATGGCGGTGGATTGCGATTGCGAATTAACGAAGATTCAACAGCCAATAGACACGCACAAGGGTTTATGGGTGCCACTAGCAATGTTCAATTTAATCAAACCAGTGTGCCAATTACTTATAGTCAAGATAACGGAACCCCAAATGGTATTACTATTACCGACATAGTGTTTTATGACAATACCAGCATTTGGAAATTTGCAACGAATTTTGGCGTAGTAAATTCTTATCTTGACAATGCAAGAGCGGAATTTATACAAACTTGGGGAGCATATAATCAAACTGGAGCAGTAACATCTTTAGAGTTTTTCTTTAATGGTGGAGTAAATGCTAGCGGTGGAACTGTCTATGTATATGGGGTGAAATAATGAGCAGACCAATTAAAAAAATATACGATTGTACAACTGGCGAAACTATTGAGCGTGAATTTACCGATGAGGAATTTGCGCAATATCAGGCAGACCAAGCGGCATTTATAACAGAGAAAGCCGAAGCCGAGGCAAAGGCAACAGCCAAGGCAGCACTACTAGCACAACTAGGCATTACTGAAGAACAAGCAAAACTTTTACTTTCTTAATTAAGGAGCACTGTGGCTGACAGTAGACCACCCGATATATCTGAACGGGTATACATTGACCTCTCAGGTCGTATCTCATCATACTATGACCCAACCACATATAAGTATGATGTTGCGGTTGCAGGTATGCCGTTCATCTATGCTATTACAGATAACACTCCATACCGTAGACAGACTGCAGAGTTTAGAACTCAACGAGTTGACCAACTTCGTGACCCAGGTGAGCAGTCGTTATCAGGTTCAGGTTATTGGATTCGCTCACAATCATCTTTTCATTTAGGTGAAGGTAGCCCATATCAAGAACCTATTACAGGTAGCCTTGATGAAGCACGCTTTCGTTTTGCTAGTTCAGTAGGTATTAACCCATGGACTCCTGGACAAATGTCTTTATTAAAGAAAACTACTTTACAAGAGGCAGTTACTGGTGATAGCCGTGTATTTAATACCGTTGTTGATGGTGTTGAATATTTAATATTAGTTAAGTACGCATCTACTGAAACAATCCGTGTCTTAAGAATTAGAATAAGTGATAGTGCTGAAACAACCATAGTAAACAACACATCATTAACTGAAAACATTATTGCCGTTACCATGGGTGGTAATGATTTAATTATGGTTACCCCAACTAAAGTTTGGCGTTATTCATTTAATGAAAACACTCCTGCGTTGCACCAAGATTATGCAATCAACGCAGCCAACGCACAAACTGCCACTATTGGTTATGTTAAGAATCGTTTTATTCTAGGCTATCACGATGTTAACCAAAGTACTTTTGTATATGAATTAAACCGTAATAGTGGTTCATCTATTAACCTAAGCACACTTACTCCAGTAAATGGCAGTACTACTTTGCCACTTGGATATACCTTTAGAGCGGTAACTGAGGCTGGTGCTGCTATCTATATTGGTGGATTCTCAGGCGAGCAAGGAAATGTTTACAAGATTACAGTAGCAGATGACGGTACTTTAAATACTATGACCAGCGTAATCACATTACCTGGTGGAGAACAGATTACTGGATTATTTGGATACCTTGGTACCTATGTAATTTTGGGAACTAGCCAAGGATTGAGAGTTGCTATTGCTAATGAAGTAGGAGATTTATCCTACGGACCACTTGTATTTAAAACATCATTAGGTGTGTTTAAAATGAGTGCATACAGTAAATTTATTTATGCTGGAGTTGACTCTGGCGTAGGTGGTAACTCTGGTATCTATCGTGTTGACTTATCACAACCTTTAACTGGTGGAGGCTATGCCTATGCTACTGATGTTTATGGAGATAGTGTAACTGGTAAAGTTGAAGGCGTTGCTAATCTAAGCGATGGGCGTGTAGCCTTTTGTGTAAATGGTGATGGATTATTTATTGAACATGCTACTGAGTTACTAGAATTAGGTGAGTTAACTACAGGTATTATTCGTTATGAAACCCTTGAAAACAAAGCATGGAAGCGTTTAAAAATAAGAACCGAAAGCGCTCTCAATGGTGATATTGATATTTTCCGTGTCCAAAATGGGGTTGCACAGTCTTTTAGAACAGTAGAACAAGGAAGCAGTACAGATTATGACTACGACTTATCATCGGTTTTTAGCGATGTTAGCGTTGAAGCGCAATTTAAATTCCGACTTAACCGTAACGACACCACTGCAACAACGGGTGCGGTTATGTCTGGTTACTCTGTTAAGGCTTTGCCTACTCCTACTCGTGCTCGTCTTATTCAGTTTCCTCTCTTTTGTTTTGATTCTGAGCGTGACCGTCTTAAGAACATTATGGGCTTTCAAGGATATGCCCTTGGTCGCCTTCAAGCACTTGAGCAAATGGAAGCACAGGGCGAAACTGTAATCATCCAAGATTTCACGGCTAATGGTGAACCTATTGAGGCTGTGATAGAACAAGTAACCTTCACTCGTACCACACCACCAAATGGAAACTTCACTGGATGGGGTGGCATCATTCAAATCACGGCAAGAACTGTCGTATAATATAAGGAGCCGTAATGACCCCTGCTGATTGGGCTGCACTTGCAGTATCTATAACAACTTTAGTTGGCGCACTAGCCATGGGAGTAAAGCATTTGACAAAGCACTACTTGTCAGAACTTAAACCCAATGGTGGGTCAAGCCTAAAAGATACCGTCAATGCGCTAGAGCAGAAGGTAGAATTACTGACCGAGTTAGTTAAAGAGGCTTTAAGAAGGTAGGCATGAGTACACCAAAAGTTGCCAAGGTTGCAAGCCCTGCTGCCATAGCGGTCCTGCGCCAAGCAACCGCCCTATCACCCCTGCGCAAGAAAGCATCTGATGGGCTATTGCCTTCGGCAACACACTTAAAGGCAAGTCCTAATTCAGACCATAATACAGGTCTTGCAGTAGACTTAACCCATGACCCAAAGCATGGCATTGACTGTGCGGAGATATTTCAAAAACTCAAAGATGATGACAGAGTTAGTTATCTCATATTCTGTGGAAAAATTTGGTCAAGGGATAAAGCAAAGCAAGGTGACAGAAAGTATACGGGTAGTAATCCGCATAACAAACATCTGCACATCTCCATCAGACCAGAGTTTGCAAAAGATACCAGCCCTTGGTTCTGGTGGAAAAATCAACCAAGCCTAACCAAACAAATAATTGCCGAAACAATAAGCAATAACCCAAAAAAAAAGTAGGCAATTTAAACGAAAGGCAAAACATGAAAGACCTAATCGCTAAACTAAAAAGCAAAAAGACTAAGGCTGCAGTTAAGTCTTATCTTCGTGCTGTTCTAGCATCAGCCGTAACCATGGGATTAGCACTGGCTGCTGACCTTGCACCTGAATATGCAATCCTGATTGGCTCCATAGCAGCACCACTTGCTAAGTGGGCTGACAAGACCGAGAAAGAATACGGTTTAGGTTCCGAATAATTTAATACTGTTTAAACAAAAGACCCCCGCAGTCAAGAGAAATCTTGATTAGCGGGGGCTTTTTTTGTTTCCCTAGAGTAGGTAATCAGTCATACTGCACTCCCCAGTGCAATCTAACTAATTAATACTAACACACATCCACTGGCGTAGGGGCTGTAAGTTTTGCGCCACATAATCCACACTCTGCTTCTGTAAACCAAAGAGCAATTTCACCTGCTTCAAAGATGCAAATAGTTTTAATTAACTTAGAACCACAAGGACAAACATGGGTTGGTATGCCGCTATAATCTTGCTTTGCAGAGGGTTGCTTTCGCTTACGCTTCAGCAACCACATACACTATTCCCGTTCTGCACGAACAGGAGTATAGTCAGATAAAATTTAAAATTACATATTTGTAATTATATCGGCGTGTCGCTGAATAGAGGAGTGAGGTGCATGTAAACTCACCTATTGCTATGACACTTGAAGAAAAAACTGGAAAGCCCTACATCAGCCACAGCGCCATGAGTACATGGCTTAATTGTGGTTGGTCGTACTATCTTTCCCGAATACAGAAAGTGCCTGAGAACCCATCCTACTGGCTTGTAGGGGGTAAATCTGTGCACGAGTGTACCGAATGGTATGACCGTATGGAGCCACAAATGCAGGCAATCGCAGATGTTGATTGTCATGCAGTGTTTGTAGATTATTGGAGAAAGAACTACGACATGGCTAACAACGGTATGCCTTTCCGTGCAGGAGGCAAAGCCACTAGACAATATCCAAACAAAGAGGATGAATCTTGGTGGCTAGACAATGGACCTAAAATGTTCCATAACTGGATTGAATGGCGTAAGCAAGAAAATCCATACACTCCATATCAACTTTCAGGTGGTGACTTTGCTATTGAAACAGAACTAAATGTTGAAATTAGTGGAGTACCAATGAAAGGATTTCTTGACAGATTAATGGTATCTCCTGACGGCGAACTTACCGTCATAGATATTAAAACATCTACAAGGGCACCAATCACCTATACACAACTAGGTACCTACGCCGTCATGTGCGAAAAAGTTATGGGTGTGCGACCAACCAAAGGCGCATACTTTATGGCACGCACAGGGGAATTAACCACCCCCGTAGACCTAGACCATTACACTGAAAATAGACTTGGCTCCCACTTGCGTGGGTTCAAAGTTGCGATTGACAACAACATATTCATACCACAACCTGGTTTTATGTGTGGTACATGTTCCGTTAATCATGCCTGCTATGCAGTAAAAGGTATAGAATCACACAAATACCCCGAACTAGGAGAAACAAATGAGTGAAAATACACCAATACAAATCAACTTCAAAACCAAAAAGGATGGCATGTTGATTAACCTTCGTGCCCAAGATGGTGCTGAACTTGATTTACTAATGAGCCAAATCAGTGAGCGCCTTGCAGCGTTAGTTGATTTAGAAAAAACAACCGAAGGAATGGCAGTAGTTAAAAATGCTTTTCCTAATGCACAAGTAGTTGGCTCAACACCAACTGCAACTCCATCAGCAGGTGCACCTGATTGTGCATGTGGTGGTGGCACTATGCGTTTTGTTCCAGCAGGTATTGCTAAATCTACTGGTCGCCCATACAAGGCATTTTATGCTTGCCCTAAACCACAAGGTCAGGCTTGCCAAAATAAGGTTCCTGCATAAACAATGCGCTTACTTTCTCGTGCAATCAGGACTGCTTCACAAGGTGGTGCCACGCTGCCAACAGTATGGCGCTCTTTACTGGACCAGCAGATAGCATTTCGGCGAGGCGAAGTAAGCATGGTCGCAGGACCACCAGGGGCTGGTAAATCTACATTTGCTTTATCTCTTGCAGTTCATGCAAAGGTTCCAACTCTTTACATTTCTGCAGATACTCACTCTCACACTATGAGTTTGCGTTTGCTTGCAATGTTAACCAACAGAACACAAGCAGAGGTTGAACCTATGATGGAATCAGATAGAGAGTGGGCAGCACAAATGTTGAAACCAGCAGACCACATAATGTGGGAATTTGATTCAGCACCTGCACTTAAGGATATTGAGGATGCAATACTTGCAGCCCGTGAACGCCTAGGTAAAGATGTTGAATTGATTGTGCTTGATAATGCAGTTGATGTAACGCTTGACGGACAAGACGAATGGGGTGGTCTACGCACCCTCATGCGTGAACTTAAATGGTGGGCACGAGATACTGGTGCTGCTGTAGTTGTATGCCATCACACTAGTGAAGGTGTTACTGGTAATCCTTGCCCACCTCGTTCAGCACTGCATGGAAAAATTGCACAAACTCCTTCGTTAATACTTACAGTGCACGGACAGATTGCAACCATGGGCGTGTGTGCTGTTAAAAATAGATACGGTCCAGCCGATGCTAACGGTGCTTCACCTGTTTGGCTTATCTACGACCCAGCCAGTATGCAGATAAAGGATGCAATAACACAATGACTTGGGAACTTAGATTAGTAGAAAACATGGGTGAGTTACTCGGTTCAGACAAGAGTGAAAGCGTAGTTGTTCCTACCGAAACACTTATTGAAGATATGAAAAATCAGTTGAAATTTTTACCTAAGAACTTTACTTGGATAGTGGGGTGGAGGACCTATGTTTGGCAAGAAACGGAAACAAAAGAATTTAAAGAACTTACACAGCGAGAGCATAAAAAACTTTACAGCGGAGAGCATCTCAATCAACCCGAAGATGGTGGAGAAAGCGATAATGCAGTCGGACCTACCACAGCCAGTGAAGGAAAATCTACTGAGTGAACTTCCAAACTTTGTGGAACATATTGATGAAGCAACAAACAAAATCTTCAATCCCTCCGCAATTTGGCTTGAGTCAATCCAGTTTGCTGACTATGTGGGTCAACTTGCTGTACATCTCAGAGAAGAACACGGGGCAGATTGCCGAGAAGAAATCGCAGAACGACTTGCAGTAATGAGCGAGTCATTTAAAGAACTCGCAGAACACGCAATGATAGTTTTGGACCAATCACAGAAAGTGTTTAAACAACATGGCACACAGCACTAAGGAAACGCTTTCTATTATATGGTGTGATAACGGCACTACTGATGGCAAGTTTACAGAAGGTTTAGTTTATACAATCATTCATGCTCACACCGTTGGAGTACCCGTTAACAATGCTATTCGTGTACAGGGTAATCAGATAGCAAGACAGCGCCAAGCAGCCATTGAAATGTGGGAAAAGGTTGGTACTGACTGGGCATTATGGATTGATTCTGATATTGAATTAACACAACAGATATTAAAAACATTGTGGGATGCAGCAGATAAGGTTGCTCGCCCCATAATGTGTGGTGTTTATTTTATATCTAAACAGATGGAAGGTTCATTGATGCAGCCAATGCCTTGCATATTTAATGAAACAGATAATGATTATGAGATTACCTATGTTCATCCTCTGCCTAAGAATCAAATCCTCAAGGTTGATAATGCAGGCATGGGATTAATTCTTATGCACAAGAGTGTGCTAACAGCGCTTAATGAAAAATATCCAGGGGACTTTTGGTTTGGCGAGAACAACGAACGAGGTGAAAGATTTATTGGTGAAGACATTGCCTTCTTCCGCAAGGTTAGAAAGGCAGGTATATCAATACATGCACACACTGGAGTTATAGCAAAACACATGAAGCGATTTGCTTTTGATGGTCCTTTCTATAACCTGTATTGGGCAGCAGTAGAAGCAACAGAAAGGAAAGAGCGTGAGTCTACAAAAGAGTAATAAACGCAGAGGTGCAAACTTTGAGATAGACTTAGTTGATTGGTTTATGACCCAAGGTTTAAACGCTCAACGCCTACCTCGTGCTGGGCGTAATGATGTTGGTGATGCTTTTGTTCCTGGGGTAAATGGAAGTTATGTTGTAGAAGCCAAAGCACCACGGCGTGATGGTCGCATTGACCTATCAGGTTGGTTGCGAGAAGCAGAGATTGAAGCAGAAAATTACAAAGAACAAAAGAAACTTGCAGTTGCACCAACACCATTGGTGATTATTAAAGCAAGCAACAAAGGAATAGGAGATGCTTATGTTGTTCAAAGGCTCAGCGATGTCCTCCCAAACCTCTAAGCACAGTATCGTAAAGATACTAGAACATTATGGTTTTACTATTCCAAGTAATCGTGGAGGCTGGCAATCAGTTCGTTGCTTGTTCCACAATGACCATGTTAAATCGGCTCGTGTAAACATTGATGGCGGTGGCTTTAGATGTTTTGCTTGCGATATGGCTGGAGATGTTTATTCAATTATCATGAAACGAGAAGGAGTTAATTATGGCGAGGCTCTCAAAATCGCAGAGGGAATTACTGGCGAAAGCAACGGAGAACTACGAAAAAAATCTAGGAGAAGTACTACCATACCTAGAGAGTCGAGGTATAACCGAGGCAACGGCTCGTATGTTCCGCCTAGGCTTCGTGAAGAATCCTGAAACAGGACATGAGTTGTATCTAAACAAGTTATCTATTCCATACATCACGCCATCGGGTGTAATTGATATTCGTTTTCGTAGTTTAAACAATGAGAGTGGACCGAAGTATCTTTCAAGACCAGGAGCATCAACTCATATCTATAACATAACTGCATTGTCTAGGGACAATGGCATGTTAGTTATATGTGAAGGTGAGATTGATACCATCATTGCTACACAGGTTGGATTAATTGCAGTTGGCTTGCCTGGTGCTAACAACTGGAAACCATTTTACTCTCGTGTGCTTGATGGCTGGGATAAAATTATGTTGTTTTGTGATGGTGATAATGCAGGGCGTGAGATGGCTAAGACTATAAGCAGAGAACTAGATAATGTTTTTCCTGTGTTCATGCCTGATAATCAAGATGTTAACGATGTCTTTTTGGCAGAGGGTGCAGAAGGATTACGCAGACGAGTGGGTGTTTAACCTTGGCTAAGAACTCATCATTTGATTTAGACTTTGGATACGGAAGAAAAGGAGAACAACTTGTCGAAGAACTGCTCACCCAAGGTAGAACTGTGGAAGTTAAGCGAGATAGAAAATGGTATAAAACTAACAACTTATACATTGAAACTTCCTGCTATTTTAAAAAGACCGAATCATGGGAAGATTCAGGATTGGCAATTACGGAGGCTGCATACTGGGCTTTCGTTTTACAGGTATCGGTCATCATGGTACCTACACCTACGCTTCGGTATGCAGTGCAAAACTTTGGTAGAGAAATAACTTGCGAGATACCACCAAACCTTAGTAAGGGTTATCTAATTACAGTAGATGACCTAATGACAGCAACAAGGAAGTACAATGACGAACCAACCAATGGATGAACAAGATAAAGTTTGGCAAACCATCTATAGTATTGCTCGTCAAGTAGCAAGTCGTGCCAACCGTATTCATCGTGGGCTTGTAAGCACTGATGATTTGTACCAACACATGTCCTTATGGGCATTGGAACACTGGCACAAGATTGAACAGTGGCAAGCAGAAGAAAGTTTAAAGTTTAAACTGCGTAAAACTTTTTACAATGAGGGACAAAAGTATGTAGCAAAAGAGAGAACAAGATACTCTCGCTCGCCTATGTCTGATACTTTTTACTATACCCATCAGGTATTGCACGAGTTATTACCTGATGTATGGGAGCGTGTTGGCTGGACTGATACGCCTGACATGACTGCTGAGTTTATTGCACACTCTAGCAAGCCTTCCGAAGGTGGCAACAGACTAGCCTTGTTATCAGATGTTGCTGCAGGTTTGGCTCGTTTAAACAAGAACGATAAAGATTTACTACGGATGCGATATGGCAATGGTGGTATGGATTTTGCAGCACTTGCCGAAACCTACGGTGCAAGTGATGAAGCCATACGCAAGCGTGTCAAGCGTGCTTTGGATAAACTACAAGACAGGCTTGGTGGTGAGCCACCTATTTGGCGTGGGCGTAGGCGTGTTCGTAGTAATGCAGAAGCACAGGCAGAGATAAAAAATCAGGAGGAAGAATGAGGGCTATTAATCCATTGTGGTGCCTGCTTGCATTTTATACGGGCTGGTATGTTTGCTATATTCAAATGAAGAATTGGAAATAATGAATAAAGAAATAAAGATTAAAAATTTATGGCTGTATTTTGGCTTGTCTTTTAAGCGCCTTGCTATTGGTTTTGAAATTGATAGATACCATGTTGATATAGATTTATTTTTTATATGGATTGGGGTTGAGTTTTGATTATTGGATTGAGTGGGTATGCACGCAGTGGTAAGGATACTGTTGCGGAATTGCTATGTTTAAACTATGGATTCAAGCGCATCTCTTTTGCATTACCTATGCGTGATGCGATATACACACTGAACCCATTGGTTGATGGCTTCAATCGTGTTGCTGATTTGGTTGAGGATTATGGTTGGGATATAGCCAAGGCTAATACCGAGGTGCGTAGATTGCTTCAAGTCTTTGGCACTGATGTTGGTAGAAATATTTTTGGTGAAACATTTTGGATTGACCAAGCGTTTAAACGAGCAGAAGAATATGAACGAGTTGTGTTCTCTGATGTGCGCTTTCCTAATGAAGCCAATGCTATTCAAGAAAGAGGCGGAGATGTATGGCGCATCAATCGCCACGGTCATAGTCCAGTTAATACTCATATATCAGAGCATGCAATGGATAATTATTTGTTTAAACATGTTGTCTACAACGATGGGACTTTAGATGATTTGTCTAATGAAATATTTATGTTAATGCACAACGCCTATAAATTATAGAAAGCGCCCGCTTCGGGACTGGAACCTAGGCGAGCGCTTCGTACCATAGCCTACTTCATATCCTTGGCTTGGGCAAATTAATCTCATGTACTACCCAACCTTTTATTTTCCTGATAGTGCTTCGTGTTCTAGCAGTAGTGCCACCCCAAGTTCCGTACCTTTCGTGAGCCAACCCCCACTCTAAGCACGCTTCTCTAATCGGGCATGCACTACATAGTTTTTGTATGATGTATTGAGGGTTATCTTTTTCCTCAACAGGGAAGAATAGTTCTGTGTTGATACCTACACATGCTGCTTGTTTAAACAGTTCATGGTCATAGCGCAACACATAAGTCGCCGTTCCATTTTCATAAACCTTTTCGTTTATTACTTTATGAAACTTTGGTCGGGTTAACATATCCTGCTCCAATCATATAATCTAGTAAGGTATTTAATATAACTTCGCATTTGATTCCATCACGCAAGACTGCTGGTTTGCAATCCTCCACTGACCAAGTAAAGTGTTCGTCAATTAAATGAAAAGTTAATTCACGGATAAGTGCCTCATTAGCCATCAGTACCACCCCCTTCCAAGATTACTTCCAAGCGCCTTGCAGATATTGCCTCCGTATTTTCTTTTTATGTAGGCAAGTCCAAGTTCAACTTGTTCAAAACCATCGCTTGTTTTCTTTGCATCTACAAGTGCCCATGTTGCTGGCATAAACTGAGCAATACCGTAGGCTCCCGATTTTCTCGTAGAAAACAACCACAGTGCCAGCAATATTCTCACCCTTTGGTAATGGTGCCACTGGCACATAAGATTTATCAAAAAACTTATCGTCAATCGCCACGCTTAAAGTAATAACAATAAACATGGCGATTAACTTTCTTAACTTCATGACACAGCCTCTTGCTTGGCGCTGATGTTTTTAATTAGCGTAGATAAATATTCAGGTATGTCGGTATCATTACCTTCATCATTTGATTTACCTACAATAACTACATTGCCTGTTAAGTAAGGTGTATTACCAAACAGAAAAGAGATTGCACTGGCTAGTGGATTCAAAGGTAGGTGCTTTGGTAAACCTTCA